TGCGAATCTTGGTAATTCTTCTGGTTCTACTGCTTCTAATTCAGCAATAAGATCTTCTTTATTATGTCTTCGATCTAACTCTATTCCAAGAGTTCTACCTTCCTTTTCTAATTCTCTTTTAGATTTTGATTTTCTGGATTTTGCCACTTCACTACTCCTGTTAGGGTTTGTATTAATCTATACATTTATTTATAATCCCCCAATCTTGGCAGAATTTTGGCAGATTGGGGGCACCACAGTGGCTATTGACCGATGGGAATCAGTCTAGGCTTTTTCTCATCTGGAATTACACGTTCCAGATTCACAATAAGCATACCGTCTTGGAGATCGGCATTTTTAACAATGATATCATCACTCAAGTTGAACTGCCGAGAGAAAGATCTTTTGGCAATCCCTTGATGTACAAAACCAATTTCATTATTAGAACTTTTTTCATCATTATCAGCCCCATCATCTTTCGCGGTAGCAGTACGAATGGTAAGAGTACCATCGGTTACTTCTACTTCAATATCACTTTTTGAAAAACCAGCAAGAGCTAGTTCAACAACATATTGTAGATCATTAATTTTACGAATATTATATGGTGGATAACCCGACTGGGCGATGTCCATATTAGTAAGACGATTAAAAAATCCATCGAATCCACCACTGAATCCGAGCATTTTCTGTAAGTCTTGTGGTGTGGGGAATGTGTGTGGTGCTAATGTATACATAGGGCCTCCTTTAAAGCGAGGTTAATATTGTACTTCAATCCTCAGCACGTGGACTTGAAGTAAGTTAGAGGTTACCACTATTGGTCAACCTCAGTCGCGCCAACCTTCTCCTTTGAAGAGATGTTCGCAACGATGTTTGAAAACAGTCCAAAGTAGACTGCTTAAAGAATCTGAAGTATAATTTCCCGATTCCTTTACTATCAATTTATATTTAGTCTTCATAAATTTTTCATCAATTTGCCAATTACTATAATAGTATTTAGTCATAATGTAAAAAAGTGAAAAGGGTGGGTTTAATCACCCTTTGTCAGATGGTATATGTTTACTTCTTGGAATAAATTCCCCAAAGTACCCATATTGCAGCTAGACCAACTAGTCCTTCACTACCTAGTTGTTTAACTAGGCTGACTACTGAACCAATGACATCAATGCCAATAAAAGGAACTGCAGCTCCAAAAATAATCTGTGCAACCACACCGAGTGCGATTAACGCAAGACCGGCTTCTGTAAGACTGCGAATCCAGCCTATTGCTTTTTCTAACATAGGATTACTCCCTTTTTGAATTAAAGTTTTGGCCATATAACTTTTTAGTTATTTGCCGGTAGAACCAAATCCACCTTCACGCTCGGTCTTCTGAACAGGTGGTTTTTTGAGTTCGGTTAAACCATGATATACCTTTTTCACTAATTCTGCTTGACATATCCTATCTCCATTATTTATTGTTTTTGGAGATTGAGATATGCTTGTCATCATAACGAAAATAGGATCTACATAGTCAGAATCTATTATACCTTCACAATTTGTCAGGTATAAACCCTCATTCCAAGCCAAACCTGACCTAGAATGAAGACGAACTGAGTAACCTTCTGGAATATCAAAAATTAATCCAGTAGGAATCATTACTCTTTCCATGTTATTAACCTGAAGAACTCCATTCCTAAAGGGCTTTAAGATTACTCTGTTTAGAGTATCTTGTCGAACTTGATATTTTTCTAATCCATCAAAACATGCGTGAATATCGAAACACGCTGAACCCTCTGTTGCATAAACAGGGTCTTTAGCATTCGGATGTAATTTATAAAATTTTAAGGTTTCATTCTTTATTGTTTTGGTCGCCATCTTCAGTCCTTTTACTTCCAATATTATATTTTGCTGTAAGATCCCATTGGTCTTTTTCCTTAAAAGATAGGATCTTTAGTTGATTCAACGGAACAACTAATTCACTTGAAGATTCTGGATTCACTAGTGCAATTAAGCCCCATTCCGATAAAAGATTTGCTATTGTGTTACGTCTTGCTTGGTCGTTTTCTGAATAATTGGTTGGTTTACCATCAAGTGCAAATAATTCTTTAAAGTGTACAATATAATATCTACCTTGTTTATGTAGAATGTGACAAGATTGATATAATATTTTGTCTTTTCGGGAAGCTACCCCGATTCTAGTAAGTGTTTCGCGCACCTTGAGAAAATCATCTGGATTCTCCAGAGTGCACTCCACCATGTTCTCTGTTCCTGTTGTCATTTTCCACTCCACCTTGATTCAGTTTATTTATGATATAAGCCAACTGATTTTCAGAAAGGATTCTTAGAGCATCTTTGGCTTTCTCATAACTAAATCCATAATACTCTTTCACCAATTCAACATTCTGTAGTTTCTCTGGTTTCAGCCACTTACTATATCTACGTTTCTTTCTAATATTATTTAGTAGATAGTCAAATTGAAGTCGGCTGTCAAGGTGGTGGTTACGATTCATCTCATTTACTTGAAATATAGTGTCCATAAAGAACGATAGCCCGCGATTTACGATAAAAGGCGAATACTTCCTCTCATCTTGTGGAGTAAGCATCACATTCTCTTTGGTTTCGTTAATTGCTTTTAGGTAATCAAATGGACTCATAGTACTATTATACCATATTAAGGTGTTTTGTCAAGTCCTTATTTTAAGGCTATTGCACCCACGAAGCTGTGATTTCTCCAAAATGGTTGAACTGTAGTGAACCCAGCATAAGATATCATGTGCTCAAGTTGTTTCCATGTAAGGGGTTTCATGATGTTTCTGAGTGTTCTTTCCTTATCCATGATGTCTTCTGTACCAAAAGCTTTTCGTTTGTAATCATAATAATTGAATGTAATCATGTCCTGTACCAATGCACTTTCACAGATAGTTTTTTCTGCAAAAATGAAAGCTCCACCTTCATTCAATCCAGCATGGATATTTGAAAGAACATTTTTTCTATCTTTCTTTGGCATAAATTGTAGAGTGAAGATAGCAGTAACCAGATTAGCATTTACTATTTGAAATTTACGAATATCTTCCATTATAAATTCTACATTATTAAATCCAGCATCATTCAATTCTTTCTTACGGTCTTTCAAATCTTTTTTGAATCCATCAGCAATTTCAATTCCGATATATTTTGCTTCAGGTGAATGGTCTTTATTATACTCCATCATGGCTTTTGTATTTTTTCCTGTAGAACATCCAATATCAAATATATTAGAATCATCTTCTACAAAGTAACGTGAAAGACTAATTACATCTTCCATTAAGCTTGAATAACCCCGAATTGACTTTTCAATATGTTCATCGAATCCTTCTTCTCTGTGTGCAAAAGTAAAATCAGCCATTGTTCAACTCCTTGTAGGGTTTAAGTACTTTCTTGTATATGGAATCTGCTATCGCTTTCATCATCAATGGTGGCACCATTCTTCCCATACGTTCAGATCTTTGCTCCCACTTTCCAGTTAGTTTGAAATCTTCAGGTAAAGAAGTGAGTCTACGAGTTTCACACAATGCAAGTTTTCGCATTTCACTCCAATGAATACATCCACCAGAAGCTGTGATGGTGGGAGCTGGTTTGAATCTTGAAATTCTTTTCATATTAAAGTGATGTCCTTTTGGATGATAATCACAACCTGTTAATACTTTTTTTGGATCAAGTGGCATCTTTGATGCTGTCACAAAATGAGAACCCTTTGTAAAAGTTTCTGTTAACATTTTTATTTCTTCTTCATCATACACTAGGTCACTAAATGCATTTCCACTAGTGACTACTTCACTAGACTTTTCTGGAAATATACCAGCAATGTTAAGAGAAGTAAGACCAATCGCATCAGTAACATCTTTACGAACTGCAATAAAAATAACTCTCTTTCTTGTTTGAGGTACTCCATAATGAGATGAATCTAGCAACATAGAAGATACATTGTAACCAGCATTTTCAAACGCTATTGTAATCTTGTAGTAATAGTTTTTTGCTTCACCCATTAACAATCCCGACACATTCTCACCAACAATAACTTTGGTTTAATATCTTTCGCGACCCTAATGAACTCAAAAAATAAATCTTCAATATTTTCTACTTGTTTACCATCAGAATATTTTTTAGTTTTACCAAAACCAATACTATGACCACTACCTTGTACTACAGAACCAGCCATAGAGAAAGCAGAGCATGGTGGCGAACCATCCAAGATATCAACTTCTCCTACTCCAATATTAGCAGCAGTCAGAAGGTCTTGTCCTGTAAGTTCCTTTATGTCATCTGGAAGTATAGGAGTGTTTGGATAATTTTCATGATATGTATTTCTAGCCTCTTTCACAAATTCATTGATACACAAAATCTTACCACCCGCCAAACGATATCCTGTAGAAGAACCACCACCACCAGCAAAGGTAGATATTACATTGAACTTGTTTTGTGCTTCTCCAGCTCGTACATCTTCCATTGTATATTTTTGATAATCTGCTGAAATGGGTTTTGCATCTTTTACATGCTTGACATAATCTTCAGATAATGTAGCTGGGATTGAAATGTCTGGCATTATTTTAACATCTGGTTTTTTAATTTGAGAAAAATCTAATTCCTCAAAGCCCGGTAAAGCTGTAACTTCTGGTTTCATATTAAAAACTCCTCTAAGGTGTTTGAATTGGTCTTTGTAGTATTTAGCCCGTGCCAATCCCTACATACATCCATTATCCTACTTCTATTTTTAAAATTGATTTCCTTATTGGGTAATAATGATTCAAATAATTCTACTATACCAGAATCTATTTGTAAGTTCAAATGATTTTTAATTTTTCCTGTTCTCTTAAATTCATCAAAAGCATTTCTTACATGATGTTTTTGAAATGGTTTATTGACTTCATCCCAGCTCTTACTGTAGAAAAACTCTTTCACGGATTCTGTAAGATATGGAGTAACAAAAACTTTATCATATTCATCTGAAACTTTCTTGTGCCAGTTGTAACCTGCACACATCTCTGGACTAAAATAATTGTCTCTAAACTTATCAAATAATTCTTGTGTGTGCTTGTAATGTATTTGTGCTTTTTTACTTATACCATAGTAACCATCTGCAGCCCAACCAGACAAAACGTACTTCTGTTTTATTTCTGGATACACATATAAAAATGGATAGACACATTCAAAGTGTGTTTTCTTTTTACAATCTAATTGAACTAATCGGTGCCAATCATCTGCCAAATTTTTGGTAGGTATTTCAATTCCTGTGAATGGCCAGTTGAATGTTTCTGCAATTTCTTTGGCTTTTTGAAAATCGTATGATGGATGAGTGTCCAGACAAAAACTATAGGCGTGAACTTTTTTACCAAGCCGTTCAGCTGCAAATCCGACTGAAATAGAATCTACTCCACCAGACAACAATACTGCACAGTCATCATCTGGTACATCTATTTCGTTCATTAACAATTTATCAATCA